CGCTTAGACTTGTGCCATGCATAGATTGGAACATCATGCTTATTAAAGCCTGCGTTTCCACATCCGTGTGGCACAATATCTCCATATGTTTGATATCATGAGCCGATATATTTAGGCCTTGCCTATATTTATATAAAAATTCTGGCATTGCCTTTTCTATCATCAAATATAAATAATAAGGGATTACGTTTCGTGGTTGAATCACTACATATTTAGCATCAACTTGTTGCGCTTCTTTTAGATATAGCAATTCACCTTTACTAGCAGATACCTGTAAGCAAATGCAGCCCTCCGGATATATTTGATTCTTCTTAGGTCGTCCCAGTATATCAGCTACTTCCTCAATTTTAATTTTCTTGTAATTTTTTAACATTACACAAACATCTTTTGAAGTAAATACTTCTTAACATCTTCTATTTTTTTTATCACAGCTTCTTGCTCCTCGACTGTACACGCGCTATCAGACGATACCAAAAATTCTGTAAATTCTTTTACAAATTCGTCATGCTCTTTTTGTGAATCGGGATCTGTACAAACTAATTGCTTTAACATCTCCGCAATTTCTAAGCCCAAAATACGGCTTTCTCGATTAATTTCGTTTAAGTCCTTAGCAAGCTGTACCGCATCTGGTATTTCTTCCGGCTCAAAGCTGTCAATGTAGCGAGGAATATTCAGATTATAGTCGTTATCTAAAATAGTAGACACGCTAATGTTACTAGAATATCGCTCTATATCTGCCCTGTCCTTGTACGCTTTAATTACTTTTTCCACCTGTTCGGCAGTCATTATATTTTTGCTTTTACCCTTAATGAAATCTTTTTGAGCATCGATAAATAATATATCGGTGTTAGCGCGATTTTTCTTAAATACCAATATACACACAGGTATACTTGTATTTGTAAACAGATTAGAAGGCAACCCAATGACCGCATCAAGCAGATTATCCTCAATCAGCTTTCGTCTTATATCGCCTTCTGCTTGTCCTCTGAACAATACGCCGTGTGGCATTATAAATGCAGCAGTTCCGAACTCATTTAACGAATAAAGCCCGTCAAGTATAAAGGCAAAATCGGCTTTACTCTTTGGTGCCAACTTATAACCTTCAAAACGTGCATCCATTTGTGGAACCCATGATTGACTATACGGAGGATTACTAATCACGGTATCATATTTTTTACTTCCTAGCATATCTACTTTAGCTACTTGGCCAAAGCCAGATGCTGCGGATTCTACTTTATAGTATGCAAGCTCTTCACCTGTAAGAACGTTCTTCTCTACTACTTCCGCATCTATATTAGCTATTAACAAATTAAGCAGCATAAAAGCTATCGCATTTTTTGAATACTCTTCAAGCCTTAGCGTCACGGTATTATCTGACTTAAATTTAGCCAAGGATAATCCGCCTATTCCTGCGCACACGTCGCGAACATCACCGCCTGGGGTAATACCGCCGATTATATCTAGCACACATTGTGGCGTGTAATCTTGCATATAATTTTTTCTATCTGCGCTATGTTCTTCGAATTCAGCAAGTAACGCTTCATACGAATAGTAAGGCTGTATCGCCTTTAAAAGTGCCGAACATGCGTTTGAATCAAGCAACGTCTTTGTTAGAGCTGTAGGTATTTCGTGTACTTCACGAATATTTAATTCTTCCATAATCCTTTGTATGATTGTCATAATCGTATCCCCCCTCCTCTAACGCGTCGTCTCGTTCGTTTCTTTGGTGTATCGCCAGCCTTGACTACACGAGATGTATTCTGGTAAGGTGTGTACTCCTCTTTACTACTCCGAGCTTCTAAGGCATCAAAGTTTGGATTCATAATAGCAATGGCCGCTTGATTGTAGTTTCTAATATCGAATGGTTCATTTCTTTTACGCCCTGGGCGCAGTACCCATTGCTCTTTGAAGTGGCCATTAACTAATTTAGACACTTTCATTTCTGCTAATAAGCCCTCGAAGTATTTCTTCCCATACCCTTTTTCATGGTCTTTTGGAAAGTGGCAATACCTAGGCTGGCCTTTTTCTTGGTTCAAATCGCTATAAATTTGTTCCTTGCCAGTATCTACGCCGAGCTTAAATAATTTCGTTTTGTACTTTTTCAACTTTGTAGGCAGGCCATCGATCAAGTCTTTACCCGCACCGCCTACACCCTTAATAGGGTACACGCGCTTATGCCATCTAGTTGAGCAGTACTTATATACCGATTGGGTCTTACTACCGCCAGAGTCAATACACGTAACTGATACGTCACGCTTTCTGCCGTCTGCATAAGACCAGGTTCGATTTAATATAATATCGTCTAATTCTTTCCATACGGCGTCATAGGCAGGGTCTCCATATAATCTGAAGTATTGTATACCCCAGCTCTCATAATCTTTCCCCCAGCCTACAATTTCACACTCTAAGCGGTCATCCTGGGTATCGACGCCACAGGTTAAGAGTAGTACTCCGTCCGGTAGCTCCGCTCCGTAGTCTTCTCTGCGTTCATAGAGTTCTTCAGACTGTAATGTTTCTGTATCCTCTTCATAAGGAATACCCATTTCTGTATTAAAGAATGTCTTAACGCCTGCCGTGCCGAGTTTAGTGGCTTCCTCGTATTTATCTTGAAGTTTACCCCAAGACGCCCAAGGTGAGCCAAACGCGTTCATGTGAAAGCTTCGGCAATTGTACTTCTTTAAATTCTCCGGCGCTTCCGCAATCCATTTGCCCTCTCGATACAGTTTCTTCCATTCGAACTCTTCTGATAGAGTTCCGCAGTGATCACAGGCCAAGTAGTACTTGCCTGTATCCTCGTCTGCGTGGAACTTATCCCAGGAAGGATACACGTATTCGCCACATGCAGGGCACTTAATATGCCACACCTCTTGCGTACCACCTAGATACAATTTCTCTATCCGGCTGGTACCTTTGGCCAATGGCGTAGATGCGTACACGTGCTTTCGATTGTAGAACGTATTAGTACGCTTTTCTGCTAGGCTCAAAGGGTCGCCTTCCGTGCCTGCTGATGCTGGATAGCGGTCAATTTCGTCCGCTAGTAATACACGAATTGGCCTGGACGCCAAATCTGCTGGAGCGTTCGCACCGACTAATGTCAGGTAACCGCCAGGAAAGGTCTTATTCAATACCGTATTGCCACTGTCCCGAGATTTTACATCGGCCATTTTATCGTTCAATACTTTTGTGTCACGAATAAAGGGAGCAATACGAGTTTTTGAAAACTCCTTGGCTATATCTTTTGTTGGCTGCATGAACATAATTGGTGAAGGAAAGTAGTCAATAAAATAACCCAACACATTTTTAATGAGCTGGGTCTTACCTATTTGTGAGCCGGTCATATAGACTACTTTTTCAACATCTGGGTCACTCACCGCATCAAGCATTTCTTTTTGATATGGTGCCCTATCGGTGGAATACTTCCCTGGTTCGGCGCTATCCTCTGTGGAAAGCACCACATTGGCGTTCGCCCATTCTGAAGCAGTAAACTTTGGCGGTGGTTTTAGAACACTGGCCAGCCCTTTGAACAGGTTGCATGTGTGCTTCAATCGCCTTCACCTGCCTCGTCATCATCCACGATGATATCATCGGACTCATCGTGGAACATATTAGGGTCATATTCAGACAATTCCGTTAAGCACTCATTCACCTCATCAAGAAGTGTATCTTGAATGACTAACAAATTCGTCTCCCCTAGCACTTTAGGGGCTGCTTTTAACGGCAACGCCTGGAGCTTACTTTTAAAGTTATTCAACATTCGATTCATTACGGCTTTAACTGTGTTCGAGCGGTGTAATTCCCCATTCATGATCTTCAGTTTGTTTTCTTCAATCATCCGTTTAGTTCGAGTTAACAAAGTTCGTTCCGCATCATATCCGCCTTCTCGTGCTTTCTTTTCGAGTTTACTTTCTCCGGTCTTATACGCAACAAATGCTTGTACTGTTTTCGCAATGTTATACTGTCCGCGTTTTTCCTTTTCGAATATACCATCCTCAGTCAACTGCTGAACTCGTCGAGAGCTGATTCCGAGTACTTTTGCCACAATTTTAGATGATACTAATTCGTCAACAATGGATACGTTAGTCACAGTCTCGCCTCCTTTCAAAAGTTGACCGTTTTGAAGCCGAACAGCAGTTCGGAAAAATAACTAACTAGCTATTCCGCGGGGTTCGGATGACCCACGCAAAATATTTTTTGTTTGGAGTACCTTAATGACCCCGGGTATGTCTGAGGTACTAGCCCCCATACATGCCGCCTCGCCAGTGCTGTTTACGTGAATGTTTCATCATATCTTTAGCAAAGGCTTTGGCTTTACAATTACCTTTACTGCCAAGGACAATAGCATTAGCAGTACACTTATTATGTTTATTGTGTAAACAATCTTTAACATGGCAAGCAATATCAGGCATGCTATTCACTCCTTTCATTTGCAGTAAGATTCTATTTTATTTGTAGGCTTAATCAATATCACCATAGGGTAGTAGTAATTTGTTATAGTTAAGTACTCAAGGAAATCTCTTATGTTGTGTATTGGTTGTATTTAAACATGGCTATTTTGTTCTAAAACATCTCAGAAGTGTCGCGAATTTATTTTGGTATTGTGTGTTATTTGAAAGGATCACATTTGCCCAACGAATAGGTACCCCCTATGATGATATTGATTAAACCTGCATAATGTAAAAGGACGCCAAGTACATTTGGCGTCCTTTCCTTATTCACTTCCTGTGAAGTTTCCCAACTTTCACACCTACAGTATACCACATGTCGATGTACTGTT